AAACCGTCGGTCCTCTCCCTTTTTTGTTATGGTAGAGGCTTAGTTAAACCCGTACACGTCGCGAATGGAGTTCGACACTCCCGAACAGCCCTCACAGCGGATGCGGGTGATCTCGTCGGCATAGCGCGCGAACAGTCGGTCGGACAGCGTCTCACTCTCTGCCTCAACCAGCAAGGCCGCAAGGTAAGAGGCCGCCGCGCTTACAAAGCGGGTATGAAGCGGAAATTCTCCGTCCAGATCCAGCATAACACAGCCCTCTTGCTCCTCTGCCTCCTTACCGTGCGCCGTGTGATAAAATCCGTTCACCTCGCGGCATTCGTTGACGAACGCGGCCAGCAGATAGGGCGCGCGCGACTCGTAGTCCGCGCAGTCCTCGTACTGCTCCTCGGCCAGCAGGGCCAGCGCCGCGTCGTAGATCTCACGATTGGTCATACGCCCTCCTTAGGCGGCAATACCCAGGTCGAGCAGAATCATCTCGGCGGGATGGACCACCTTGGCACCGTACAGATGCAGACCCTTGACCGCATCGGCAAAGCGCTTTTCGGGACGGTAAGCGTCGATCTCGGACAGCTGCTCGGCAAATGCGATCGCACGCTTGGTTCTTGCCAGACACTTGTGGTAGGTCACACCCTCACCATCCTCCTTGACGATGTTGGGGCTGACGTAGACCTTGCAACCGCCAACGCTACCAAGGCAACCGGTCTCCAGCGCCTCACCGTTGTCGGTCGACAGCGTGATCTTGGCCTTGAGAATGAGCGCGGCGATCTCGGGAGAGACCTCCAGCACGACGTCGGACGAGTCACCCACGCCGCTACCGTACAGCGCGGTGCGTGCGGAGATCAGCACGTCCATGACGTTGTCAGCGGTGACGGCGTCGTTCTTGATAGACTTGCCCGCATCGGCGTACAGACCGAAAACGTAAGCGTCAGCCGTGTTGGCCAGTGCGGCGGCCGCCACACGCATAGCCTCGCCCATCAGCTTAGGGCTGGACTGTGCGCGGTCGATGTCGTCGATCTGAAAGTTGAAATACTTCGCCTGGTCGATGTAAAGCTCACGTGCAGTATCGTCCAGCGTCTGGGGCGTGGACATATCGGTATTCTTGGTGTAATCACCAACGGATACGTCGCCAACGCCGCAGATCTTGACGACTGCGCCCTTCTCGCGGATGTCGCCCTCGTATGCGCGGTTGCAGTTGGCAACGGCAACGTAGCGCGCGTCCAGCGAGGATGCCAGAGTCTCACTCCATACGGTAGAAATAAAATTCGAAATAGCCATTGTTTTTCCTCCTTGTTTTCATGCCTTGATAAGGCTTTTTTATTGTTGATTTACTGCCAATGACGCATGCTTTCGAAAATACGGTCGTAGTTTTCCCGCACCTCTTGTCTGCTCATGGCTCTCACCTGTGAGGGTGAAAAATAGTTAGATTGCGCCGCGCCGGGCAAACCGACCGAGAGCGCATCCCTACGGGCGGTCTGTTCCTCTGCCGCCCTTTTCTGATTTTGAAGACCGCGCTCGTACAGCGCGTAGGCCGCCGCCAACGGAATCCCGGCACGCACCTGCGTCCATACGCTGTCGGGGAGCGTGCGAAGTGACACCTCGGGAAAATACGCCTCAAACTCCTCGCATTCACGCGTCATTCGGTCCGAGAGCGTTCTTCTTGCCTCGATCTCCTGCTCCAGCTCGCGCACGCGTGCCGTCAGCGTTTCGATCGTCGCCGCCGTATCCTCTGCCTCTGGCATTGGCTCTGCCTCCTGTGCAGGTGGCAGCGCTGCAACCTCGTCCACCTCAAACGGACAATCGAGCACTTCGTTCATCTGCTCATTTTCCTGCATCGTTCTCTTCTCCTTCCTCCTCCAGCTGGGCGATCAGGCGACCGCGCATGGGTAAGATCCCCGTCGGCAACTGCTCCAGATACTGTTTGAGGGTGATATGTCCACCGTCCAGTAGCTTTTCCAGCGTATTCTGCGTACCGCTGGCGCTGTACTGCGTCAGATTGCCGACCTCAACGCGAGCGCGCAAAATACCGTGGCGCAGCACGCCGAAATCGACCTCTCCGATCTGCTTTTCACCCTCGGTCAGAAGAGGCAGAATGGTCTTGTCACCGCAATACGCGCACATCATGTCCGCCCAGATGTCGGCCATGTCTTCAATGCACTGCTGGTACGCCGAGCATACCTGCTGAAGTGCCGTGCGCGACGCCTCCTGCAAAGCAAGGATCGCGCTGGTGTTGTTGGCCTGCGCCGAGCCGAGCACCGTGTCGGTCGCGCCCATCATTTCCTTAGTTACACTGATGGCGCTTTCGATCAGCGCCATATAACCGTCCTGCATCTGACCAGAGCCGACGACCTGCACCGCGTCCGCCAGATTGCCGCCAACCGCCGCAATGGCCTCACCAACCTCGTTGGTCCACTCGGGAATTCGGCTCTTGTCGTAAATGACCTTGGAAAACGCCGTATCCGTCATGTGTTTCATCATCATGGCGTAGGCGCGGTTGACGAATTTCTGATTGGCGATCATACCGCTGACGGGCGCCGTGCCGTGGAAGGAACCGTAGGTCGGCATCCAGTTGAAATACGCCACGGGATACAGACGCATTCCCGTCGCCATGCGGCGCAAGACCACCTCTCGCGTTGATTTTTCAAACCAGACGACACCGTCCTGCTTCCAGAATTTGAGTAGTACGGTTGCCTTGGCCTGCTCTTCCTCCTCAAGCTCAGGCACAGGGCGACCGTCCGTAGCCATCATAGTTGACAGATCCGATCGAATGGCCGCGATCTGCTCGTCCGAGCACCCGGCCGCACGCGCCTCACGTCGCAAGGCCGCAACGCTTTCTCTGCCCGCCAGCAGGACGTATTCCTGACTTTGAATATCCGCGCGGTTCATGTCGGCGGCGTACAACTCACAGCTGTCCCACACCACCGTCTTGATCTCACTCTCTCCGTCCACCGCCTGTGGGTCCAGATAGCAGTACAGCACGCCGTCACCCGACAGCGCCGCATCTAAAAGCAGTCGGTAGGTCAGTCGATCCATGTGACAATGCTCCCAACGATAGGCCATGTGACAATTGAGCAGGGCAATCCCCTGTCGCATGCTCTCCTCCATCGCCGCCGTAGGCTGAGGGAGCAGTGAATCGTCCGAATAGGTCACCGACAAGCGGCCGCCCGCCACCGCGCCTACCAGATAGTCGGTCACGCGGCGAACGAGATTGAAGACGGGTTTAGGCAACGGGCGATCCGCCGCGCTCTCGCCCCATTGCTCGCCGCAATAAAAACGCTGATTGCGCCCGACAGTTTCATACAGGCCAATGCGTCGCTTGTAGGAGCGCCCGGCCTCATATTGCTCCCAGGCTTTTGTTTTTCTCATGTTGCTTCTCCTTTCTTGATGTTGGCGCGCATCATTCCCCGCCGCGCGCACTCAGGCGGATGGCGTAAAGCCGCATCGGACCGTCATGGTCAGCATGCAGACCAATCCGCACAAACCGCACGCGCCCAAGCGTTGTGCGACGCCGCATCAGCGAAATTTCGTTTCCGTCGCCTCCCATGGGAACACGCTGTCGTCGACCGTTCACGCTCTGCAACGTCAGATGTACCGTGTGATCCTTACAGGATGCCACGACCTCCGCCGCACCCAGACGCTTGCTTTGCGTTGCCAGACCAAAATCGGCAAAGCTACCCGCGTATTCCGCGTCGATGCCCACACGCTCGCCCTCGGGATGCGCCTCGGTGATCAGCGTGTCCGCCGTCGCCTCAGCGCTCACGGCGTAAAGCGTGTGTCCGATGCCAATGCCGACGCCGCCCGCAAAAGCAAAGACAACGTGCGGCAAAAAGCCGTCAAAGCTCGTCCAGCCATCGCACGTCGTCTGGTAAACGAACACGCGCCCTTGCTTGTCGGGACGGTAAAACCAGATCTCACCACTCGCCTCGTCCATGCACACCGCCGCGCTCCGTCCGAAATCCGACGGCAGCATGGTTTCGATGGGCATAGAAATGGGCGCGGCATTGCATTCGTCACGCTCGTCCGTTTTGCTGTTCCAACGCAGCACACAATGCCCGTGCACCGTGATCGGATCGTTGCCCACCGTCAAAAACGCTCCTGCATGACTGCAGCCCTGCGTCGTATTGATAGAGGTGAGCTTGAGCGTTCCGTCAGCGTTTTCCTCACCATCTGCCATCCAGGTGCCGCACGCAGTAAAGATCAGCGAACGGTCGTAATGGCGGCAAGCGCCTGTCACTGCGTGGATACCGTCACCGATCGTGATTTTGTCCTGCTCGGTTACGTAAAGCATGCACGCATCAGCCACCGCCGTGCGGATACGGTCGCATTCCGTTTGCGAAATCGCGCGGCTAAGGTAGACGCTCGCCGCGTCCGCCCCACAATAGAACATCATCCGGGGCCGCTCTGCCTGACCAATAGCCGCCATGCGTCGGCAAGTGGTAACGTCGCTTCGCGCCGCGGCAAAATCAGCGGGCATCGTCATATAGACCTCAACCTGCGCCCCCGCCGGCATCTCATTTCCGATGGAAACCAAACACGAGATCGGGCTGTAGCTGGGATTGCCCTCGTACCTCTTGCCGTTGATCAGAATCGCGTCGATCGAATCGGGAACGAGCGTGCTCAGCGTAACGTTTTTGGTCGCGTCGGTCAGGGTATAGCGCACACGCAGGCGGCGTGAGAGCAAATTGGGCGGCTCGTTCATGACGTGCGTTGTAAGGTCAGTCGGCGACCAATCCTTGCCGTACAGAGGCACGTAGGCCTCCGTCGGTGTCATGCTCTCGGGCGTCAGCGTCCACAGCTGAGCACCGTCCAACAGCAGCACCGTACCACTAAAACAAGCAAAGTCCACCTGTCCTTCCACCGTCGTCAGACTTCCGATTCTGACTGCGTTCATACCATTATCCTGCTCGGACAGATGATACACGCCACTCCCTGCAACGACGTAATGCTCCTGCACACCCTCGCGCAATACCGTCGTGCCGCCGCGAACGTCGCCCTCCAGCGTGACCAGCGGCACAAGACCGCCCCGACGCGTCAGCGATCCGTCGCTTTCTCGGCGGAGATTTCGCAATTCAAAGCTGCCCTTGCCGCCGCACAGCGCCACCGAACGGTCCAGCGAGCCAAAGGAGTCGATCACCACCTGACGGGTGCGATCGCTCATTGTTTCATATTTCATGTCTTTCTCCTTTCCGTGGGTCAATCCCACACGTCGCGTACAGAAAAGCGGAATTGTCCGCCCGAAGGCTCGATCGTTTGCCCGTCGACAATGCCGACGCGGCTCATAACGGCGTATCGCAACGCCTCGGGGGCGTGGGTCACCGCATGGGGATGTGAGGCGGCATCCTCGATGCGGTGCGGATCGCACAACAAAGACTGCATACAGGAAATCAATTCGGTGCATTGCTTGGAAATGCGAAGATCGCTCACCCCGTCCTTGCCGTGCAGATACTCACGAAGCCGGCGCCAGCCCGCCACGCGGCGGTCGTCCGCGCGGCACAGCGGCGGAAGCTTGGCCGCACCCATCATAATCGCCACCCCCGAAAGGCCGCTGTCCTGCCGCCTGTTCCAAAGGTCAGGCGAAGCCACGACGTATTCAACGCGATGCGGCGCATCGGATAAAAACCTCTCCAGCTGTCGCGCAGCCTCTCCCAGCGTCAATCCCGATCGGCAAAGCTCGCGTTCAACCGTCAGCCGTCCGCGCTCGTCCTCGCTCAATAAGAGCACCGCAAGGCGGTCAAACCCATAGTCCATCGCCGCGAACGAGCACACCGCGTGCCCTCTCTCCTCTCCCACGTCCAAGGTGTGCTTGTTCTCGTCGAACTCGGAAAAGAATTGCCCCTCAAACACGTCCCACCGCCCCTCCAGCCAGGCGGCACGCAAACGCTCGGGCAACGATTCCAGCCCTCGTACGTAGTCGGGATCCGAGCTTGTCAGCACGGTGTTGTCCCACACCCGCGCAGAAATAAAGCAGTAGTCTTCCTCTCTCTCCCCTGCGCGAAAATCGCGGTCGATGAACAGCCGCTTGACCCAGACGTGACCGACGCCACCGGGGTTGCAGGTCAGATACATCCGTCGCGGCATATCGCGCACACCGCGAAGCGCCGCCTTGAGGCAGGCAAACTGCGTTTCGCTCAACTGCGTCGCCTCGTCAATGGCGATGATATCGTATTCCTGTCCCTGATAGCGAAGCGCGTCGCGCTCGCTGTCGCAATAGCCGCATTCAATACGGCTACCGTTGTCCATGAGAAAGGCGTTCTCGCCCGATGAAAACCGAAGGATCGCACCGTACTCGGACAAGAGCGGCAAAATGTGATTGGCCTTCAGCTCGACCAGCGTCCGCCGCACCAAAAGACAGCGAATACCGGGATAGCACAGACACAACCCCACCAGCTTGCGCCGCAGTGCCCAGGACTTGCCACCACCCCGCGCACCGCCGTAAGCCGTGTAGCGCGCTCGTGAGGCAAAGAACTGTGCCTGCTTTTCATTGGGTGTGCCGCGGATGTGAACCGTCTGCCCGCCGCTCATTTGCCGTCCTCCTCGATGTCGTGGTCAAAGACCACCCGCACCTCCTTGGCGCTCTCCTGCTTGACCTCCGCCTTAGGCTGCTCATAGCCAAGCCTGCGCCTAAAGTAGGTCATCGCCAACAGCGCCGACTTGCCGGGAATGCGTTCCGCATTGAGCGCACCGTCCTCCAGCACCGCCAGGATCGCATCATACACTTCGGGATATTGGCCTCCCAGCCGCTGCAGCTCGCCAAGACCGATGCCCATCGCCCGTCCAAAGCCGGCGAGATTTGGGAAGAGTGCCCGATCTCCCAACTGTTGCCCGTGCTCCAGACAGCCGCTCACATACCGCTCGGCCTGCTCGATGATGCTACTCTCGCGAAACATTCGTTCAACGCGCTGTAAATGCTTTTTACCGCATTTGCGCCCCTTGCGCGCCGTGTTTCCCTGCTCACTCGTCATTCCATATCATCTCCTCCTTTCTTTCCTGTACGGCGGCATGATACCACACCTTTAAGTGTCAAACAGCGCCCTTTCGTGCCGCGCCGCGCCAAAACAAAAAAAATCACCACCCAAATGCCGTCGCAAATGGATGGTGATTGAATTTTATTCGGTTTATGCCCAGCTCATGGTGGTGGGCTTGGGCTCCTCGATGATGATGCCCTTGAGGAACGCGACGGCCTTGCACAGACCCTCGTCGATGGTCATCAGGCTGTCCTCGTGCTCGATGGAAAGCACCTTATCGTAGCCGCACAGACGCAGGTTGGAAACCAGATCTCTCCAGTAGCTCTCGCCGTTACCGTAGCCGACCGTGCGGAATACCCACGCGCGATGCAGCTCGTCGCCGTAGTGCTTGGTGTCCAGCACACCGTTCTTGGCTACGTTGTAGCTGTCGATCTTGGTGTCCTTGGCGTGTACGTGATAGATGGCGCCTGCCAGCTCACGAATGGCCGCCACGGGATCCATGCCCTGCCAGATCAGGTGCGAGGGGTCAAAGTTCGCGCCGATCGCATCTCCAACTGCCGCGCGCAGGCGAAGCAGCGTTTCGGGATTGTAAACGCAGAAGCCGGGATGCATCTCAAAGGCGATGTGAGGAACATTGTGTGCTTCGGCAAACGCCGCCGCTTCCTTCCAATACGGAATGACCTTTTCGTTCCACTGCCAGTCAAGAATCTTCAGATAATCGTCGGGCCATGGGCAGGTGACCCAGTTGGGATACTTGGCGCCCTCGTGGTCACCGGGGCAACCCGAGAAGGTGATGACGGTATCCACGCCCATCTTTTCCGCGAGAAGAACGGCGTTGCGGAAATCCTTGTCAAACTGTGCCGCGATCTCGGCGTCGGGATGCAGCGCGTTGCCGTGTGCAGCCAGCGCGCAAACGGTCACGTCGTATTTCTTCAGCGTAGCGATAAACGCCTCGTATTTTGCCTCGTCAGCCAGCAGCTCCTCGGGATTGCAATGTGCCTTTCCGGGGTAACCGCCCGCGCCCAGCTCAACGGTATGAACGCCAAGACCAGTCAGAATGGCCAGCGTCTCATCCAGAGATTTGCTACCGTAAAGGTTAGCAAGAACGCTCAATTTCATGGTGTCGACCTCCCAAACGATCAATCAAAGTAATAGGGCTCGCCCGTCTTGGCCGAGGTGTAGATACCCTCAAGGATACGGGTGATGGTGTATGCCTGCTCGGGAGTCACGCAAGGCGTCTTGTCGTTGATAACGGCGTCGATCCACTGACGAGCCTCACGAACCTCGGGGGCCTCGTTGCCGTTGCCGTCGTAGAACGCCACGCCACCGGCAGCCAGCGAGGGCTTGAGTACGTACTGGCAGCCGTTGCGGACGCCGTTGATGCGGATACCGTCCAGCATGTCCGCACCTGCCTTGGTGCCGCAGATGGTGGTGATAGCCTCACGGGTGTCCAGCATGTTCAAAGCCCAGGAGGACTCCAGCATGATGGTCGCGCCGTTTTCCATAACGATCATACCAAAGGCACTATCCTCAACGGTAAACTTCGCAGGATCCCAGTCGCCCCATGCGTTGCCCGTCTTGGTATCGTTGTTGAGCTTGTGATAGGTCGTACCGATGCAGTACTTGGGCTTGTAGTTGTCCATCATCCACAGCGTCAGGTCGAGCGCGTGGGTGCCGATGTCGATCAGAGGACCGCCGCCCTGCTCGTACTCGTTGAGGAATACGCCCCAGGTAGGAACGGCTCTGCGGCGAAGGGCCGTAGCCTTGGCGTAGTAGATCTCGCCAAAGGTGCCGTCCATAGCTTCCTTCTTCATATACATAGCGTCGGGACGCTGACGGGACTGATAACCGATGGTCAGCTTCTTGCCCGTGCGTTCAGCGGCGTCCAGCATCTTCTTTGCCTCAGCGGAGTTGATGGCCATGGGCTTCTCGCACATAACGTGCTTGCCTGCCTCAAGTGCGTCAACCGTGATGAAGCTGTGCGCGCGGTTGGGCGTGCAGACGTGAACGACGTCGATGGTCTCGTCCTTGAGCAGCTCCTTGTAATCCTCATAAACAGCCGCGTCGGGCGTGCCGTACTGTTCCTTTGCCTTTTGTGCGCGCTCAACGATGATATCGCAGAACGCGACCATCTCAACGTTGGCGAGCTTCTTGAGAGAAGGCATATGCTTGCCGTTTGCAATACCGCCGCAGCCGACGATACCGATTCTTACTTTTTCATTTGCACCAATAGCCATGGTTTGATTCCTCCAAATGCAAAGAGATTTGATTTTAGGGGCTTGCCCCTATTGGTTATATCATACCGCATTTTGGCAGATATTTCAAGTATTATCTTGAAATTCGCTTTGCGAGATTGGAGGGATGCACAAATGCAGAATTGGATTTTTGTGCATGTTGAATGGCACAGCGGGGCGCCTGTATTTTCAACGACTTTTCTACGGCCTCACACAGCGCAACTTCGTTGCGCGCGTTCGGTGTACGATCTTTATGTTCATTCTTTGCCGCGCGGCAAAGAATGAACCAAGAAAGCGCGCCAAAGGGCCTAATGCCCTTTGGATTCCCGCAACGCGCAAACATCGCTACGTTATCACTTCGCTCATATTTGCGCGAAATTTTGCATTTTCAGCTTTTGCGTTTGCAAGTTAAAGAAACTTGCAAACACGGAAGTAGCACGCAAATAGCAAAGCAAAAATTTATGTTATCTGCGACGCCCCCCGTTCAACTAATTTTCAAACAAAAACGATTTCGTTCCCCCTGCCTGCCGCGCGTGGTGGCAATGCGGCGAGAGATGCATAAGGGCATATATGTCTTTCTCCTGATGATCTTTGTAGATCGGCACGAAATAAAGTAAAATGTGATAGCCTACTTGCAGTAGCAACAAAATCTTTGGATTTTGTTGCGCAAAACTCGCAGATGCCACGACACCTTTTGGTAACCACCAAAAGATAGCGAAAGAAACAGGTCTTGCGGGTTTCTTAAGGGCATTAGGCCCTTAAGTTTCCTTTCTTTCGCCCTTTCTTTGTGAAATAACAAAGAAAGGGCATCCATACCTGCACTCCGAACGCGCGCGGCAAGCCGCGCTGTGTGAGGCCGTAGGAGAAGCAGTTAAAAATTCAATCCCCAAAATCCCCCTACCCCT